TCTCGCTGCGGCTCATTCGGGCCTGTTCAGTGTGCAGTTGCAGCCGCCCGGGTCGGGCGATCAGCCTGCCCGTTCGGAGATGCTGGTGCCGCTCGTCGAGGAGCGCACCACGGCGCCGGAGATGCATTTCCATCTGCCCGATTCGATCGACGTGCAGATGCGCCAGGAGCCGATCATCATCCCGGCTCCGGTGGTCAATGTGCCTGCCCCGATCGTGAACGTCACGGTCGATCCGACGCCGGTGCAGGTCGACGTCGCTGCCCCGGTGGTGAATGTCGCCCCGGCCGAGGTCGTCGTGAATGTGCCCCCGGTGCAACTCGAACTGCTGCCTGCTGCCGAGTCCGATGGGCCCGAGCGCAAGAAGGTCACCTTCAAGCGCGACAAGGACGGCCGCATCATCTCGGCTGAGATGGTCGAGGAGGACTGATGGCCGACAACGTCGGGTACACGCCTGGCACTGGCGCACTGGTCGCCGCCGACGAGATCGGTGGCGTGCTTCACCAGCGGGTGAAGCTCGGCATCGGTGACGACGGTGTTGCCGTCGATGTGTCCGAGGCCAACCCGATGCCGGTCAATGCCGTCGGGGAACTGATCGAAGCGGTCGAGGCAATGCGTCTGGCGATCCATTCGCTGACCCGTTCGATGGGTCAGGCAATGCCCGACGCCGCCGGCCGTCTGCGTGTGAACGTCGAACTGGGTGCCCTGACGGCGTCGATCGCTGCAGCGCAGACCCTGGCGACGGTGACGACGCTGACGAACCAGACACAGATCGGCGGCCTTCCGGCCTTCGAACAGATCCCGGCGCTGATGCGCCTCGGCGCAGACAGCCTGCGCCGCAACGTGAGCGTGAGCTGAGGCAGGGGCAATGGCAACGACGAACGGCAACCGCAAGATCCTCGACCTGAAGCGATGGGAGTTCTGCACGCCTGCCCCGGTGGCAACGGCTGCAGGCGCGTTCATCGCGTCGAGCCGCCACTACCGCCAGCAGCAGCTCTACGTCACAAGCGCAACCGTGCACCACCTGTACTCGCCGCTCGAGGATGCGTGGGTGCAGATCCCGTCGGGCGCGCTGGCAGGCACGTTCGCCGCTGGTGCGTGCGGCACGGCCACGGCGATCGGCCCGTCGGGTACCGCCACGGGTGGCAGCACGTCGACGATCAACACGAACCTGACGCTCGCCCGTGACCTGCGCGGGTACAGCATCCACATCACGGGCGGCCCGAACGCTGGCGTGACGCTGGCGATCAGTAGCAACACGGTCGGCACAAACGCCGTCATCACTGTCCCGGTACAGGCGTCGGCGTTCACCGCCTCGACCACGTACCGACTCCTGACGCCACGCTGGTACGTCCTCAACGCCATCACGGCCGCAGGCACGACGACGGCCAACGTGTTCCGGTTCTACGATTTCGCCACCAACACCTGGGCCTCGGCCGAGACCGGTGCGACGGACGGCATCGCCCCGGCCGCAGTGATCGGCACCGACTCAAAGCTCATCGCCACTCCGTCGTGGCAGGGCACCGACTACCGGGCTTTCGCCACGGGCACGGCCACGGCGGGCGGTGCATCGACGCTGACGAACTCGGCGAAGACGTGGACAACGAACCAGTGGACGAACTACCAGGTCCGCATCGTGTCGGGCACTGGCGCTGGCCAGATCCGCACCATCGCCTCGAACACGGCCACGGCGCTGACCACCTCGGCGGCATGGACGACCGCCCCGGACGCCACGAGCGTCTACTCGATCGAGGGCAACGACGACTTCATCTACTACATCGGCAGCAACGCCGTCACGCTGTACCGCTACTCGATCAGCGCTGGCACCTGGACGACGATCGCGCCGGGCGTCGCCCGTGCCGCTGCGCCGGGTGTTGGCATGTCGGCGCACTGGGCGTGGGAGTCGACCGACTCGGCGTGGACGAACGAGTCGGCGATCATCTCCGGTCGCCGCATCTACTCGTTCCGTGGCGGCGCCTCGGCGGTGCTCGACTACTACGACATCGCCGCCAACACCTGGGTCAACGGCGTCACCTACGCCCCGGCGGCGGAGACGGTCACGACGGGCAGCAAGTACGTGTACCTCGCCGATGCCATCTACGTGCAGAAAGAGGCGACCGGCCGCTGGCTGCGGCTGAACCTGGTCACCTCCGAACAGGACGGGTGGTCGACGATGACCTACACCCAGGGTGCTGCGGCGCTCGGCGACACGGCGTTCGATGTGCACTACACGGACGGCGCCACGGAGATCGACTACATCTACATGGTGCTCAACACCAGCACGGTCATGCTCCGGGCAATGGTGATCTGATGACCGTCGACGACCTGATCCGCCAGGCCCGCACGTGGGTCGCTCGTCAGACGGTGCTACGGGCCGAAGCGGTGCGCCTCGGCGACACGTCGGCCATCGCCGCTGCCGACGCCGAGATCGCCACCACCGAGGACACCATCGCCACGCTCGAAGCGCTGTAGTCGAGAGGAGCGGCCGTGCTGCTCACGCTGCTGCAGTCACAGGGATCGACACCGCCCGAGCCGCCCCCGTCGCCGGGTGGTGGCCCTGGCAACAAGTTCCGGCTGCTCACCGAGCGACTGCCGGACCTGAACGACGACGACGAGGCGATCGCCCTCGCTCTCGTCCTGCTCGCCGCCTGACGGCGACCGACCCTCACAGAGGAGGCACCATGCTCGCCTTCGAGCGCTACGCGCCCCTGGACGACCTCGAGGTGCGCTCGACGGCCACTGGCCGCCAGTTGCACGCCTATGCGGCCGTGTTCGGTCGCGATCAGGAGATCCGTGACCGGGAAGGTCACTACCTCGAGCGGATCGCCCCGACGGCGTTCGATCGTACGATCGGCCAGCGCGGCACGAACTTCCAGGTGCTGTTCAATCACGGCCGCACCATCCACGGCGACTCCAGCGAGCGGTACTCGATGCCGATCGGTGTGCCCGCCGAGGTGCGCGCCGACGGGCGTGGCCTGTGGACGGTGACCGACATCGCTGCCACCCCGCTCGGCGATGAGGTGCTCGCCCTCGCCGAGGGCGGTGCGCTGCGTGGCATGTCGTTCTCGGGCCAGTTCCGGGCCACGAAGGCCGCCGGCAAGGTCGACGGCCTGGCCGTCAAGGAACGCACCGAGATCGCCATGATCGAGTACGGCCCGACGCCGTTCCCGGCCTACTCGGACGCCGCCATCGTGGCGGTGCGCTCGGAGTTCTCGTCGCTCAGCGACGACGAGCTCGCCCTGATTCTCGGCGAGGACGACGCCATGCGCGCCCGTCTCGCCGACCTGCTCGCCTCGCTCACGCCCGTCACCGGGCCCAGCGAGTCGTCCCCCACTTCCTCGCCCGACACCGGGCACGTCGTGGTCCTCACCCCATCCCAGCGTCGCCTACGCGACCTGATCCTCACGAAGGAGACCGCACGATGAACCGTGCAGCACTCGTCGCCGAGGCCGAGGCCATCCGTGCCCGACTCGCCGACATCGACCCCGACAACCTGACCACCGAGCAGGCCGACGCCTTCGAGGCCGACGCCGCCCGCTACGCCGAGATCGAGGCCGACGTGGCCAAGCTCGACGAGCGCGCCGCCAAGATCGAAGCGATCCGCAGCGGCGAGATCAAGACCATCACCGGCGACAGCCGCGACGTGGTCGCCCCGACGGTGCTGAAGCGCAGCGCCGACCGCGACCTGTACGACATCGAGGGTGCGGGCCGTTCGGCCAACGCCCACGACATCGTCGAGCGGGCCATCACCGCCGTGGAGCGCAACGCCGAGCGGAGCTACTCCGACGAGCAGCGCGACGCCACGACCCGTCTGCTGGAGCGCAGCACCAAGCACACGCCGAAGATCGCCGAGTACATCCTGCTGACCGGTTCGCCGCAGTACCAGCAGGAGTTCGAGACCTTCGTCAAGACGCAGGGCCGCTCGTTCGGTCCGCTGCTCGAGCGTGCGGCGATGAGCCTGACCACCGCCAACGGCGGCGCGATGGTGCCCTACATCCTCGACCCCTCGGTGATGCTGACCAACTCCGGCGTGAACAACCCGGTGCGCCAGGCGGCCCGCGTCGAGACCATCGCCGGCGCCAACGAGTGGCGTGGCGTGACCTCGGCCGGTGTCACGGCTGAGTGGCTGGCAGAAGGCGCCGAAGCGGTTGATGCGTCGCCGACGTTCGCCCAGCCGGCGATCCCCACCTTCAAGGGTGCGGCCTACCTGTTCGGCTCGTACGAGGTGCTCGCCGACAGCGGTTTCGCCTCGCAGGTGCAGACGCTGATCGGTGACGCCAAGGACCGCCTCGAGGGCACCGCCTTCACGACCGGCAACGGCACCTCGGCCCCGCAGGGCTTCATCACCGGCAAGGTGGCCGCCGGTTCGCTGGTGGCCTCGGCCACGACCGACACCTTCGCCGTCGCCGACGTGTACAACACCCAGGCTGGCCTCGCTCCCCGCTTCCGCAACTCGCGGTCGGCGTGGATGGCGAACGTGTCCATCATGAACCGCATCCGTCAGTTCGACACGAACGGCGGCTCGGCGCTGTGGGCGCAGCTCGCTGCGGCCGCACCGGCCAACCTGCTCGGTCAGCCGATCTACGAGACCAGCGACATGGACGGCACCATCACCGCCCTGGCCGACAACTACGTCTTGGCCTACGGCGACTGGCAGCAGGCGTACGTCATCGTCGACCGGGTAGGGGTCGAGGTCTATTACGACAATCTCGTGCTCGGCGCCAACCGCCGTCCCACGGGCCAGGCCGGGTTCTTCGCCTTCTGGCGTACCGGCGGTGAGGTCGTGGTTCCCGAGGCAATTTCGCTTCTTAACGTAACCTGAGGTTACGTAAACGTGTGACGGTATGGTGGGAAACGTGAAAGCGCTTCCCGCCATGCCGTCATGCGTTGCAACCGGATGCTCGTCCCCCAAGCTGCCCGGCAGTGGCCAGAACTACTGCGCGGCACACTCGCCGTCACTGCGCCCCAAAGCGGTCTGCGGTGTTGATGGGTGCGACTCCCCGAAGCGCCCCGGCAAGGGGGCGAGGTACTGCGAGTTTCATGCTGGCGGAGGGGGCCGTCCCGGCGGCCCCAGAAGTGTCACGCTCAACTGCCACGATTGCGGGGCGGACTTCACCCGAGGCAACACGCAGGGTTTTCGAGACCAGAGAACTGGCGTCCGCACGTTCCGGTGCCCGCCTTGCAGTGTTGTCCGGCGGAAACTGAACGCAAGCACTCGGGTGGCGCCAATACTCAGGGCTCACCGCCAAGACCCCAAGCGGTTCTGTGCGCACCCCGACGGGTGCAGCAAGCCGACAGGGACGCCCTACCAGAAGTACTGCAACATGCACCAGCAGCGACTTTCTGCAACTGGATCACTGGGCCCGGCGAAATCGCTGCGCCCCGGCGGCCGACGCATCGACAAGAGCGGATACGCCTACGTCGGCAATCGCCCCGAACACCGCCTCGTCATGGAGCAGATGCTCGGTCGTCCGCTTGAGCGGTGGGAGAACGTCCACCACATCAACGGCATCCGCCACGACAACCGGCCGGAGAACCTCGAACTGTGGGTGAGGGCGCAGCCTGCTGGCCAGCGCGCCAAAGACCTCGCCGAATGGGTCGTGGCGCACTACCGAGACTGGGTCGAAGCGGCACTGGAGCAGTAGCCCCGGAGGCACGATGACCCTTCAGCGAGTCGGCACCGACCAACTCGCTGCTCTGCTCGACCTCGTCGGCCCGTTGTGGTCGGCGAGGTCGAGCGCCACCGAGACCGGTGTGCACGACGGCTACCGCCAGGTGACCATCGTGCACGCCGGTCGCCTGGCGGTGCCCGGCTTCGCCGAGGTGCTCGCCCAGTTCGCTCCGGTGCATGGGGCGTGGCTGTCGGGCCTTGCGCCCGGCGGCTTCATCGCCGAACACATCGACGCCGGGCCGTACTGGGAGCGGTGGCAGTTGCCGTTCACGACGGCCGGCTGCCTGCTCCAGTGCGGCACCCCGGTGCACCACGAGGTCGGCGTGCCGTTCCGGGTGGCGCACCACGACTGGCACAGCGTGGTCAACACCGACGACACCGAACGGGTGGCGCTGGTGATCGACCGTGCCGTGCCGTTGTCTATTCCGTCCGCACCGCTGCAGGTGCGCAACATCGAGGAGGGGCGATGCCTCGTCTGACCGAGACCGTGCACCACGCATCGGGCACCTA